ATCGTTACCGAGGATTATGTGGTACCCCTCTCCCGCTACTCTAGTACATGCCCCGCCCAATAGTTCCCCTGCAGGAACACCATCTATAAAGAGTCGGTATGCAGGAGTTGTAGCGTCAATATTAAATTCAATTACGTACTCTACGCCTGCTACGGGGAGCCATGTGCTTAGTACTTCATTGCTATATACTGCGGTTCCCGCTGAATCGTTGCTGTATAGTCCCAATCCGCCCCCAGCGGTATGTAGTAATAGCACTCTATTATGAAGAGCAGCATTTCCTTGCCCTATACAAAATAGACCTTTAATTTCCCCAGGAGCGCCCGTATATGATGGGGTATACTTGAATTTAATACATCCCGTTTGCGCTATTTTATTGTTATCTACGTCTGACCATCTAACTCCATTTGAGCCTGTATTGCCGCAATTAATCCTGCCATTTTCCCATGTAGCTACTCCCACTAAAGTTCCTGTGAGATCTCCGTCCCCCTGAGTACCATTAGCATTAGTAGTAAATGTTGCCCAGAAAGATGCATCCGTTGGAGTCTGAATTACTTGCTGAACTTGCCCACCTGTTATTTCTATTTTAGCCGCATCGGAGAATACAAAGTCCGTTGCCGCTGCAAAGGTTTCTGTAAATACTGTAGTATGATATAGTTCAAAAACTACATCTGTAGTTGGGAGCAAGTTTTGATAGATGTTCCCCAGATGTGTTACTTGATTTCCTGTTACGTATGAAGTGCCACTCACCCATTCTAAAATAGAGTATGGTGCCCACGCGGATGGGGCTGCGGGGATAGGAACGATAGTATTTTTCAATAAGTACTGGTAGTAGGATGAAGTGCTATTATTTGCTTCCGCTATTGCCAGGAATTTCTTAGTTTCTTTAAATTTTGTGATTTGGTAGATTAGGGAGCCGTCGTTGTAAATTACTCCGCGCAACTTAGAGGCGAATATGCCTGTAGGTAGTGAGTACGCGCTCTGGCCTACCATGAGGGGGAGTAGTGCGGAATCTAGGAAGTAATCTTCATATAGGGTATGAATTTCACCTTCTGCTTCGTCGATGGCTTCATTGCAGTAACCTAGAAGTTCGGATTCAGTGATGAAGTCCTCATCCTCTAGATCGAGATCTTTTTGTACTTTGGTTTTAATTTCTAGGTATGTCCAGTATCTCATTTTGCGTCCTTTATTAAGTATGACGTTATGTTTTGAAGCTGTACTCTCATTTCCGCCACTGAGACTAACAGGGTGTCTATTTTAGAATCTTGTAATTTATCGTTTGCCCAAACACCTACTACTGCCCCAAAGGCACTTACTGCCGTGATGGAAACCAGGGTGCAGATAACTTGTGTTATGAGCTTCTTCATTTTTTATACTCCCTACATTCGAACACTGTGCGACCATTCTCTATAACGACCATGTTTACTTTTCCATATAATTCGTACACGTCGAAGCAGCGTGCCGTCTTCGATTTGAATACTGAGCAGGAGGTGAACAAAAAGATGACAATCGCTAGCTTAAACATCTTTAAGCTCCTTAATCTCTTTCTCTGAAAATCCTTTTGCGATCAATGCATCGTGTGCCATGTCCACTAGGATCTTCCTGAATATCTTATCTATTCTTTTTACTCTTACGTCTAGATCTGCTGCCTCAATCTGCGCTGCTGCAAGGATAGTCTCTTGCGCCTGAATTGCTTGCAGTTTGATTATTGCATCAGGAAGGCTGCTATCGTTTACTATGTTGTCTTCAATCCACTTAGAGTAGTTACCACCTGCCCCTGGATATGCCGCAAGAGTAGCGCAGTTATTCTGAACTAGACCTTTAACTTCGTGATGTATCCTTTGCTTGGTTAGTTCTACTTTATAGAGTTCTAACTCTGCTGCAATTTCTTCTTCGGAGATAACATTAGCAGGCTCTGCCATTTTTGCAAGCAGACGCTGCTCTAGCGTGTCTCGGCAATCTGCTACTTGAAGGTTACTAATTTCTGTAAAGGTCATAACTGCCCCTATTTTATTTTTGTGATTTTTACTTGTGTGTAAATATTACTATAGCCGGCCTTGCCATGCGCTAGGCCCTGGCCGTCGGTATTCTCCGCCGTTGTCGTATAGTGCCTAATATCATATTGCGTAGGCGCTGATATAGTAACTTGCGCAATCCCCTCAGAGTAGTTCGGATTTGCTGGGATATTTCTGTCAGAATATTGAGCGTTGCCCAGCGCCACAACCGAGGCGCTAGTAACATTATACAATATGGCGAAGTGCCTAGTTACCCAATTTCCAGGAACGGAAAACCAAAACCTGTATGTCCCAGGCTGTAGCGTTATTATATTAGTGGCAAGTGAAGCAAAAGAACACGTTCCAGTTGTTTCCGACCCAGTTTCGTTTATAACATTTAGCGTTCTAGTTGCTACGGTGTCGGCGCTAGAGTTTCCGCCTGTCACATTGTAAGCCTTAACATCTTTCAAGTAGCAAGTCTGTTGAACTGGGATGGCGGCTAAAAGGTTGGCGTAGTCTGGAATAAATGTAATTGATGTGACAACAGGGTTTGCTGTACCTGTGTAAATAGCACCACTAGTAATTCCCACTGAGATAAAACTATCTTTACTTACGCTAAGAGAGTGGGCAACAGTTCCATATCCTGAACCTGCTGAAGTATTTGACCCCTGCGCAACTATGCTCCCATTTAGATAGACAGCAGGGTACACACTGTTTACACCCACTATCGTGTTAAGGTGGACTATCGCAGTTCCAGCTTGATTAAATATAAACTTAGTTCTTGTATTTGCAGCATCGTCTAGCGCATAAAATGACTGAGATGTACTGCCGTATGCGGTTGACACTCCCCCAAAGAAGTTGGTTATAGTTGCCGCACCCAGTGCATACTCAAATTCCGCTGTGACATTAGTCATAGAAGTATTGTTTTGTGTTAACGTCATGGTCTGAAGTTTTGTACTCGCTGGCGTTATGATGTTTTCGGATGAGGACACTCTCGTAATTGATAACGAAGTTTGTGTTGTGCCATCTATTCTTGCTGCCACGTCGGAATACAATCGTAAGACATCTCCAGCAGCAAATCTTCTAGTAACACTGATAGAAAATATCTGTGAGGCAATTTGAGAATAGTACACACCAACCGATTTTGTAGCATCTTCTAATCCGTTCAGAAGTATGTGTGCATTAACCGATGCGGTGCTAGACGTTTTTTCTATATATGTTACTTGGTAGTTTCCAGCATTTACTATGGTGAAGGAATCCCCTAGCGCAGCATCGGAGGCATATGTTACATTATTTATTCCATATCTGGCCGGAGTTCCTGAAAATTTCCTAGTTTTTGTATTTGTGCTGCCATACCCATTTGCAGTTCCTATAAAAAATGAGTCTTCTGAAACCAAATTCTTATACACAAAAGGATTATCTGTGAGCTTAAAATTAGAAAACTGTATATTATAGGCCGCTGCGTTTACGACTGTTTCATAAATTAACAATCGGACCGATGCACATGTGGGAGGTATTAGCACACTCCCCGAGTGATAGCCAGGCAACGCTGTAGCAACAATACCCCCCGTAGTAGCAGCGGGGGCAGTCATAACTATCATTGCACCATTATTAAGAAGTGCACTATTAGTAACGTCGTACACAAATACTGCTAAGTCATTTGCAGTGTATGTACCACTCGCCAATATTGTATTAAAACTAATTCCTAGCAATTTGCCTCTGTCTTCCACATCAATAGCAGCTGTCCACGCCACGCCTTCTCCGCGCCTAGCAGTGGCATCTTTAGTAAGAAGAAAGTCTGCTATGTCATTTAAAGGGGCAGTAGTATTTCTTTCCCACTTAAAATTGGCATCCGGAGCACCACCAGTGCCATCTACAGGAACCGCTGCGTCTGAATCTAAAAACCGTACCCACCCCGTAGCATTTTCCACTGCATTGGGATTTGAGATATAGTTTTTATACGTGTCTAAGTTTTTAGCTGCGTCTGCGAGAATTCGTTCCGTTGTATGGTCTAAAAGTTGCCCCTTATTAAGGCGTACTTCTACTTTAGCGCCTGTAGTAAAGGCCGCTGCTACACTGTCATCCTGCGCTCTAACTATTGTGAATGTATCAGTGCTTCTAGCAGTTACTTTTACGATCTCTATGTTAGTGCCCTGTGCGAGTGTGCAATAAAAATATTTTCCCGCTGTGAGGACTGGAAATAGTACCCCCTCGCCTGCAGCAACATCTAATGACGTTACTGAGTCATTTATATCGCCAGCGAGGGTACTAGTTGCGTTATTGCCAAGTGTAATATTCATGTTACCTCTTATGCATTAGCTAATGTAAGTGTCCAAGTAATTTGCAAAGAATCTGTAGTAGGTAGCGGAGTGCTTGCAAATACTATTCTTGAAATCATAGTGCCTGCAGCTACATCGTTAAATATTCCAGCCTCTCTAAGTCCTGCGCTATTGTATGTAGCTCCGTCAAATGTTGCTACTATTTCTAGTGCCGCACCTGTTACAGTGACAGTAGTTACTGCCTTGCGAGCGCCCACTGGAGTTTCGAGTGCTACGTCTGCAGGATCCGCTGCGGTAGCTCCAGTGCCTATGCCTATGTGGGATATAGGTGTCACTGTGTCTTCTTTCATTCTTTCAGTAATGTAGTTTAGTCCGGAAGTAACGACTAAGTTTTTCTTCTCTAGAACGAGGATTCCGTTCCGATGAATTTTTACGTTACCTACAATTTTTAGGGATTCTTTCATAAAGGTGCTCCATTTATAGCTGCGCCGTTAATTTCCGCTGTCATGCCTACGATTACAAGTAACACTAAATTCTCTGTGATATCTATGCCTTCTGTCAAGGTGCGTAGTCGCTTTTGGATGAGCAACTCCGTAATATCTATACCTTCTAGTATCGTGCGTAAACGTAGTTTTGTCAAAATTTCTGTTATATCTAAATCTTCAAGTAGGTGTTTTACTGAGTATGCCGTTCTAATTGGGTACCAATCCGCCAAGGCGGTAGAATATAGCCATAAGGATACGAAACCACTAGCAACACTAGATGTATCGTAGAATAACATGGGGCTGTCTGTCGGTATCGCTGTAGCTAGAGTTGGAGGAAAAGGCCCTGTTATTAAGGGTAGGGTTGTAGGTGTGAGGGACCATGTCCCATCGCCCTTTAAAAATTTAACATCGTCACCTGCTGCGGGGGCGGGGACTAGCCCTTCTACGCCTCCTGCGCCTGTATCTCCCACGAAGGGTACATATAGGATTCCTACGGCGGTTGCAAGATCCACAGCGGTTACTTCTAGCACTGCTTGAGCAACAGAGTTATTATCCCCAAAATGAGGTCTTAGTATATCTCCTGGGGCTAGAATCATAGTAATGGTACTTCTGGCCATACTAGGGGATGATAAATATCCAATTGTACCAACACGTCCTGTGGCAGACGAAATTACAGTGCTGGGCTGTGTGGTATTTAATGATAGCCCAATAAGAGATCCACCTGACATGCTAGTATTTCCATACCCATAATAATTCGCGGTAACTAAGCACGCCACAGTGGCAGTAAAACTTGTACCATATTGCGCACTATCTGCGTGTACTAATATATCGTCCCCAATATCCACAGGGTTCGCAAGAAATCTAGATATCTTAGTATATGAGGATCCCCATCCGTTGTATCCCGTGTACTTTGTATACTGCGCCCTAAGAGTTTCCCCTCCCGCAGCGGCTATAAATTTTTCCGGAACTTCCCATGTACCATCCGCCTTAAGATATTTTCCTGCAGCGGTGTCACCTGCAGCGGGGGCGGGCACTAGCCCATGCACTCCACCTGCTCCTGCATCTCCCACCATGTCTACGGATACGGTACCTGATGTTTCAAACCATGTAGTGAGATCGTTTGCTAGACCGTAGTGTTTAGCTTCTGCAATTACCCAACAAATCATACCTGCGTGTCTACGTAGCGCAGGCAGTGCATCCCTTGCTGTAGTATCGGGGAATATAAAGCGGTCATCTAGTGGCAGTGCCGCTTGCTCTGAAAATTGGGAGGTTAAATTAATTGCCACACTGTCTCCTAACTAAATGTATATGCCTGTGTAGTACTAGTTGGATTTTCAAATTCATAGATATTATAACTCTGAGAAGTTCCGTCTAATCCTACTATATTTTCAACTCGTAATGTCCAGTCTGGAAGCACTTGAAAATTAGTTGGGTCTAATATACTCGTGAGCACACCGAGTGCTGCAGGATACGCATAGTATGCTACGTTTGCTGTAGTAGTGAATGATAAGTTCCTGGCGCGGGACGCAGATAATATTTTAGTTGATGCAGCAAAAATTGCTGATCTTGTCATCGCCTGTGGACCTACACAATATAGTATTGGATATAGAAACGTGATAGTCGCGCTTGAGGAAGCTACTCTACCATCAGCATCGGTTAGGGTAGCACTAAATGTGGTTGTATCTGTTATTGCCGTACTCTCTGTATGTGTTTCACTTGCGCCTGGGCTTGCAACTGTTGCTACTGTAGCGGCACCTCTTTTAAATACTAAACTAGCTAATGCGCTGATGGGGTTTGTGCCCATGGCACTCACTGCAGTAAGAAGTAGACTTGCAAGTGAATTTCCTTTTTCTCGGACTGCAGAAGGATTTAATGATAAACTAGTTGTTGGATTCGCTGAAGTGAATAGGAAGATCTGGTCCAGGGCATCTTTAATTGTAGGTCCTGTAACTATGGCACTAAATCTTGAGGAGTATTTGCCTGTCCCTGAATATAGTGAGGTTTCTCCCCCGCCTGTCCACGATGCAAACTTCCCACCATCCCATGTTTCTAGCGACCCTGTAGTTTCATTAAATATAGTATCGCCGATTGCGAGATCATTAGCGGGTCTATTCTCACTAGTGTAGTGTGGGATAGTTAGCGCACGAAGGGATGAATTAATCCAGAGGAGAATTCTTTTAAAATTTTCCTGTATGGTGCGGTCCTTAATTTCATTTATTAGTAAATGAATCTTACGCATCTACGGCACCTGTGCCAGCTTTAGTAAAAACTTGTTGTGTTTTACCGAGCATATTATAGTGGAGTGTGTATGACAGTATGGAAACCCTTTCGTCTACTGGGATACCTGAGATCTGCCATTCTTGCGATCCTGCAGTGAGTGCTACATACTGTAGTTCCCATTTCGCTGGATCAAATACTATATCTGAATTAGCTGTGATACACTCGTATACATTTCCTGTGTATGCTACTTTGTCATACGTTTGATATTTTAGGTCTACACCTACGTAGCCTAGTCCTGTTTCCCAGTTTAAAGTGGTGTTAGCAATCAGTAACTCTGTATCTGTTCTACGTGTGATTAAATACTTTGTTGCGTACTCATCTGCGGGGAAGGATATAAACTGCCCCACACAGTTCTCTGGCCATGTAGTTGTGGCGGAATCTAGGGTCACAGAAGCTGGGTACGTTGTCACCGTACCGTTCCCTCTATCGTCAGATGTAGTGATTACTACCTGTGCGTTTGTAAACTCCACTTGCTTATAAGAGCAGCGTAGCGACTTCGCGGGGAATCTTCGTTGTCCTTCTATTAAGGATCCACCGTCCCATAATAAAGTAGGATCTCCCCATACCATCAGAGGATCTCCCCAAATCAAACTATTTCGGTATCGAATTGGTTTCAGGTTTAATTTCTTAGCACTCAAATCGTTATTTGAAATAATTTGTAAAGAAAGATTTGATTTACTCAAAAGTTCTACTGTTATTCTTGGTACGAATTTTCTAAACATTAAAGAGTCAAAACTTGTTGCCATAGATACGTAGTTATAAATTATAGGTGCTAAATCCCAGCTATTGGCGCTTGTTGTATTATTAACTTTAGGATCTGATAGATATTCTTCGCCATGTTGAAATACGTATCCTCTTCTGTCCCCTCGAAGTAGCTTGCCATCTACTGCTATACACGCTGTAGGTGCGTAATTATCTCCATTAGATGCTGTAGTAAATGCTTTGAAATCTATGTCGTAGATATAGTGCATGTCGCAGTCATTTATAGATCCAACTTCGTTCTGAACACTCCAGTAGATAATTTTATTAAATGCATCTACGCAGCCATATATTCTAGAACGCTGCTGCTCGGTCTGTGTAAAATTAAAGTACCTACTAGATATTTCTGTGCTTATTCGAATTACTGAAAAACCATCTGTGAAATAGAAGCCATTATTTCCTGCCCAGACGATCCCTTCCTGTACTTGTACAATGGATCTTGCCGAGATACATCCAGCGGAATCGTGTATCCTCTGCATGGTGAGCTGCCCACCGCCGATCTCATCATACGCGCCATCTACTCTGTATACTGCGTCTGTGCAAAATACTACAACTCGGTCTAGGTACGAGCTGATGCCTCTGCCCGCCTGTTCGAAGTCTATATACGCGCTTGCTGGACAAGAGTCCATATCGTTCACTACGGACTGACGTAATCTATTTTCTAATATTGTTGTATCGTCAGAATCTACGCAGCTTAAGAACCAGCCAATATTGTTTGCTACGTGAACATATTTACATTTTGGTGGGGGGTCATTATCTACTACTCCGCCCTCTGTATATGGAGATACATTAAATGCTATGGATGCATCCGTTGCGCTGTCGATATATGATGTAGTGATCGACCAGTTACCCACTGTCCATGTCGCGTCACTGTTGCCCGTTGTGCATACGTAGAGCACGCCATTTTTGAGCACATAATCATCTATGCTGTATGCGGTGCTCGGGGTCCAACTTGGTATTTCTACTAACAAGTTGGTAGTAGTACCATTTGATTGTGATCTATAAATAACTATGCTTATTCCTGTGGTATCTAGCAAATCGTAATTATCTATTACTCCGTTGGCCAGCACTGGAATACTTTGTATTGTTACTGGAGTGAGATCTGCTGCAGAAGAACTTGCAAATGGTAATCGTGTTAATGGTCCTACATTTAAGTGTAGAATGTCGTTTACATAATAACTGTATTTATACCCTAACAGGTATGTGTACTGAATTGCCCCTGCGGTTCCCGCAAGTGTGATGCCAGACGCTAGCGCAGGAAGTCCTGCTGTTCTAAGCTGCAGTACGCCTGATCCGTCCTTATAAACTTTTACGGGGCGCTGATACACACCGTTCGTTACGTCATCGTACGCGATGTATGTAGTATCTCTCCACGTAGAGTGGGAGAAGAACCCCTCGTAATCTCCGGAGGAGAATGCATCGTTAGCGGATGGTCCTTTCAGCTCAGTGTAAACTGTCGTAGCGTATGCGTAGACATTTTTATTTCCGTAGAATAGGTACGAATTTTCATGCAGCGAAATATCGCTTATTCGGTTCAATCCTACGGGGGCTTGTGGATGAACTAGATCAAAAACAACTGACCCGCCCCTTCCTTCTAGCTTCTTACTTATAGTGAAGACAAAATTATCAGCGTCACCGCACTTATTCATGCCATTATCTACAGCATTGTCGGTAATACCGCCGCTAAAATCGTCTACTGTTAGTGGAGTTGTCATTTAATCCCCTATACGTACATGGCCTTTGCGCTCAGAGTATTATCATTCGTGTAAACGTAGTATGTGTTCACACTTACTTTCACTGCTTCTAGATATAGTATTTCTCCGGTGGTGTAGTCTCTGAAACTTACGTTTCTTTCATTCCATGTTAGTGCTGGAGGCATTGTAACTAATTGCCTATACATTCCGCCAGAAGTTGCAACCCAGCCTACTGCGTTTATAGCATTGTCCCATGACAGTGCAAACGCTGAGGTGGATAGCGCGGAGGAGTTATTGCCATCGTGATTATGTGCATTTAATCTTGTAAAATTATATTCTATTGCAGGGAAAAATGTAGCTCCGAGGTCCGGGGCGCGGGGAACTTTATAGCCGTAACTTAAGATGTCCATAATTTCTCCTTAAGGATTTTTAGTAACAAGTAATTCTGTATCAGACAGATATCTTCCAATAGGATGATTTGTTTTTACATACCCTAAAGTTCCATCCGCCTGTATATACTCTACAGATCCAGTTAATTTTCCAGTGTGAACTGTCGATGTACCACCAAGCATTGCTACAGAGCGGCTATCATCTGCATCGCCTCCAGCTTGAAGTATTCCGTATACTTCGTAATTAGAGTGTACTTTGGTCACAACGCATTCTCCGTTTGTGTCATCAAAATCAGCGTAGCAAAGGACAAGATGATTGGATCCTGTGGCGTATACTGAACTAATCGACGATGAATTGATCGGGGCTGCGCCGTAGAATTGTATGCCTGTCCCAATTACTAACGCGTCATTTATAAATTCTATCTTTCTGGATAGTGCTCCACCTGTACCTAAGCAGTATGAGAGTACTGCGCAATTATTTGCTGGATCCCATACTAGTGATAATTGTGTAATTGCTGTAGCGTTTGTTACAGTGGTCACGTACACCTGATTGAAAGTATCTTCGGTAAGCGTTATTGAATCTACGAATGAAAATTGCTTAATATTTATTGTAGTAGTGTCTGCAGCTACTCCTACTGCTATAACATCTCCTGTGTTTGGGTTTACTACATATGCGGGTGTTACAGCATCGCCAATAAGGGCAACAAGTACTTCTGTGGATCCCCACACCTTTATATATGGCCCTAGTATAGTAGTAGTAAACCCTGTAACTAATGCCTGCGCCCTAGGATGCCAGAAGCACACTGGGGCTGTGCAAGGGTTACTAGTATCTGGTACAAGTACTGCCCCGCAAGTTAAAGTTGTAGCACCTGCAGCGGAAGTCACTACCACTGCCTTACCGTGATTAGAATCTCCTGCATCGGCGTATACAACGAATGATGTAACTACCCCAGGAGTAGACGCTATGGCCATATTAGTATTTCCAACATCCCCCGCCTCAAATTCTACTGCGGATCCGAAAGATATTGTAGTAGTAGAAACTCTTCCTGCGATAACTTTACCTGCGCCTGAATCATCCTCATCGCAGTATGCTATAATTACTCTATCAGTAAATGCGTTATAACTAATAGCTATTTCACTTGTCTGTGTTGCTGCAAATATTCCTGCTACACCGAAGGAGATGATGCCATCTGCATCAATTGTTCCAACTTTACAAGTTCCTCTATTTGCATTGGCCATATCTACGTATGCAATAACTACTTTATTATTCAAAGTATCGTAGCACGCTACAACTTTATCTACTTGAGTAGTTAGAAAATTTGCGCCGTCAATGGCGTTATCTATAGCTGTCGCACCAACACCAAGTTTTGCTGCTTTTATTGTCCCAGCCACATTTACTAGTCTAACTGGAGCGCCCGCAGCAATTGTTTCAGCAAGTGGAAACGCTTTATGGTTTACTGGAACTGTTGCAGCAAGTGCAACCCACGTTGCGCCAGTGTCAACATTTAATAGGCTGTCTGTGGTGTTCCAAACTGTTCTACCTGCAGATCCGGCGGCGGGTAACGCTGCAGTAGTATATGATTCAAATTGAAAGGATAGTTTATTTAATGCTGTGGCGAGAGAACCTTCTGCGGTCACGTCATCGCCTTGTACAAACTGTAGTACTCCTGCACCTGCTTTATGCAGCCTGATATTTTCAGATGCAGTAGCAGATGTGCCTAGCACACAGTAGCCATCGTTTGCTAGAATATTTATCGTTTTTGCACCATCACTAAATCTAGCTTGCTTTAGTGCTGTGTTGTACCAAATAAGTCCCACAGGTGCGGCGGATAAATCTGTCGCCGTATTCTGTAACTGCGCCTGTTTTAGTTGTCCGTATACGTACATGTGAAACTCCTGTTAAAGAAGGGGGCTTTTACACCCCCTTAGAAAAATTAAGCAATAACTGTATTTAATAGAACCCATGTTCCTGCGGCAACTGTACAAACGTAAAGAATTGCTTTAGCGTCTGCCTGGCCAGTTCTAAGATACAATGATCCTACGCCTGCTGCCCAGTTTGGAGCTGCAGTTCCGGAACCAATTGTTACTCCCGAACTAAGTTTAATATCTGCGCCTTGAGTAACTACACATGATGACAAATCAATTGCAGTATTAACTGCTGTGCCATCTGTTCCTAGTTTTAACACTATCGCAGAAGTTTCTGTACCATCCGCAACGCATTCAATAAATACACCACGTAGTGTACCAACTGTTGCGCCAGAATAGTTTTTAGCTTTGAAGTATGCTGCTTGTAAAGCGTATGCAGCATCGTTAGCTAATTTATTGATTGCTCTTACATCTAAAGATGTATCAACGCCTGTGAAAGCTGCTGTAGCAATAGCTGTTCTACCGAAAGACATCATTACACCATAAGAAGGTTTTGTGATATCGCCGAAACCGAACGCTGTAGTTCCTGACTGCTCGCCAAAATAACACAATGTGTGTCGTGAAATACCTGCTGTATTAACAGATGCCAATGGCTTGAAGAATATAGAACTAAGCAGTGTGCCTGCTACTGTACTATCTGTGCCTGAAAAATCACCTGTAATTAACTTGCCCATACCTGTAGAAAATGAACGTGCGTTCATTCTATCTAGTCGGTATACAAGTTCTGCTCTGTTTAAACCCATAAATACTCCTCTTTAATTATAAAGGGGGTTGCCCCACCGTAGTGGAGCCAGTCCCCCGTATTAAGTAACTCTTAGTACGCGATTCCGTAGATAACGCCGCACTTGCCAGCAGTTCTACACTCTAATTGACCGAATAGGCATGTGTCGATGACATATGCATAACCTGTCGTAGCTCTAATTTCAAAATACTGATTTCCATCTGGAGAAATACGTTTTTTGAAGAAGCCATTAGATCTGAAAGTAAATCCGCTCCAATCCATGAAGAATATAACATCGTCATCCATCTCTTGAATTCCTACGAATTTTAGAGCTTTGCTAGATGCTACAACTTGAACCTCAATTTCTACCCAACCGTACGCGCTTGCTTTACGTGATCCGTCAGTAACTTTATAAGCGCCTTTTTGGAGTTCGAGAATCTTCATTGCTGTACCGAAGTTTTTGTATGACATAAGAACTTCGTTAGCATTTCCACGAGCTTTTTGTCTAACTGCTAAATATGCATCAAAAATCTTGTCAAGAAGGTTTGCATCGTCAATAGATGACCCATCAATGTTGATAGCTTGTAGGAAGGGGTACGCTGTTTTAACTTTACCGTGAAGATTTGCAGATCCACCATTAGCAGCACTCAAAAGAGCACTTTTAATAGATACGAACTGATTAGCTGCTGCATCTGTGCCAGGATAGTACGCTACTGGGAAAGTAGTAATACAATCTGCTACGTTACAAGAAGCTGAACAATCGTATGGTGTTGTGCCATCAAAAGTATCCTCAACTGTAATAACACTTGTGTTGAGATCGATATTGATTACGTATAGGTCTTTCACGTCAGTACCATCTGAATCAACTAGCGTAAATTTTTGGCCAAGCATAAATTTTTCAATTCTATCAACAGTTAAAAGACCTGAGCCTGCGCCAGTCTTTACTGTAACTTTTGCAAAATGTGGTCCACATGTAAGTTGATTAGAAACAACTTCTTTTGTGTAAACAAGAAAATCTTCAATCGTGTCTGGAAGAACACTTAATAAATTCTGCTCGCTAACTTTATCTTGCTTCATAATGTCGGTATGGTTGAAAATCATTGTTCCCCATACTTCTACTGGAGTCGTAATCTCGCCTCTGATGAATTTAGATTGCGCAACGGTTGCTTGATCTGTAAGGCTTCCAAAAGATACAGAAGATGCCCCTGCAGCTTTGAAAGGAACAACTATAGTTCCGCCCTTCCAGTTGTTGTCTTTTTCTACTCTAGTTAATACGTAATCTCTCTTGATGAGTTCTTCTCTCAAAAGTTTGTTAGGAAGATATTCATTTAGCATATCATTAAAGGTTTCTAGTGTCGCCATATAAGCTCCTGTTAATTGTTATCGGCCATAGCTCTTGCTGCAGCCTTGATTTCTTCAATACTACCGTAAGTCTTTTTACCTGTCGGGGTTTTACTTCCTGCCTTTATGTTCGGTAAAGTGGGTTTAGATACCGCTGATGCAGCAATGTTTGCTGACGGAGCTGCTTCCGCGCTAATCGTACTCGCAGGACTTGCATTTCCTGCCAAACTCTCAAGATTAAAACCTGCCAATGCTAACACTTCTCGAGCGGCTTGCTCAGGAGTTAAGTCAACTTTCCTTTGACTGTACGCGAGCTGTCCTCTCGCAATAACTTCCTCTCTGAACGCGCCTGGTTTACCCATTCTGCTTTCGAAATCCTGCACCGCGCTTATTAATGTCGGCTGCGCTAAGTACGCATCAAGCTGATTCAGTTTCGCTTCCACGGCTTGATTTTGTATGCGCTGCTGATATCCTAAGTTCTCTTGCTCCAGATTGTATAGACGCTCATTATTTTTATAAGCTGCGTCCATCTTCTGGCGTTCGTCTTGTGGGAGTTCCTGATACTTCATAATTTCTATAGCACGTTTTAGCACCATATCGTCAGGAATATTTAACGTCTTTTGAAAAGATGTGAAATCTTCTCCCTGTATCATCTTATCTAATCTTTCGATTAGTTCTGTCTGCTGGCTAAGTCTTTCTATCTGTGGCTTCATCTCTGCCACTTCTGCATCATACTGCTCCATACGACTTTTAGCGAAATCTAATCCGCCTGCTTTCTCGTATAGCTCTTTGAGCTTTGCCTGATTTTCTTTTGTAACAACTTTTGCTACTTCAGGATCAAAATCAAATTCTTTGTTGCGAACTTTAAATTTAGTCTCTGGTTTCCACTCTGGTACAGCAGGAGTTTCCTCCGCTGGCGTTTCTTCCACAACTGCTTTTTCTTCAATAGCTGAAGTTTCGACAACAGGTGCCGATTCTACTACTGGGGTTTCGTCAACAATTACTTCGTTAGTTTCCATTAATGCTCCTTTGAGGATTGCCTGCCTCGCCTTGCATTTCACTTCCTGCGGATGCACTAGGGCTTGCCGTCCCTTGTTTGTTACTTGTCATCATCTGTGATATCTCCGATGCCACACCTTGATTCAAATCTTGGAATAGTTCAATTGGCTGTCCCTGAGCTTCTAATTGCTTTAGTAGCCAGTCTATCGCCATATATGGGATAGATGCTCTAGTAGACTTGCCATTTGCGTCTTGAATATAGAAGTCACACTTAACCATATAACCATCAGTAGGTATGTAGCCATCTTTAGCTCTCTGAACTTGTAGCGCCTGCTGTGCTTCCAATTGTTCATGTTGCCCCTTATAGTCAGCAAATGCTTGCTGGATCTGTGGTGCAAGAAATCTAAAGTCTGCTTGCTTCATTCTATGTGCAAGTTTTCCTGCTACATATTTATGGTCGTCATATGGATTAACTGATGGCATTTCCCCACGCTCTAGCGCGAGGATGTCATTCTTGGAATTATCGTAATTGATCGTCAGTTCGCTGCCAGCTTCTTCAGCATTCATAAATGGCATAGCGCGAATCATTCTTCCGATGTCCTGCTTGTCTAGATTATTTCCCACATATTGTAATGTGTGATTTATTGCAAGCTGTTTTCCAAGCATAGAGTCTGTATCTGTGCTTACTGCCTCAACTTGAATGCGGTAACAATTCTTTTCTGTGTTTTTAAATTCTGGAATGTTCACCATCTCACTCTTGCCTACCATTGGGATTACCATATCTGGCTCTAGGTATTCTTTAGCAAGTTTTAATAGTGTGTCTGTAATATCTACTGCGAACTCTTCGAATGTCTCGCCAGGATTTAGGAATTTACTTCTGTTCCTCATTGAGAAATATAGAAGCGCGTATGGATCTAGTTTTCCATCTTTAAATTCGCCAGCCTCTTCTACGTTCATCAAACGGTATAACTCCGATATCTCTCCCATCATATACGCGGCGTAGTGGTCGCCGGATTGTCCGGGCAAGATAGTCGGAGCCATTCCACCTGTGACACTGATAGCACGCACGCCAGGGAGTATGCCGGCAGATGTCATCTTAGAGCCATTCTGCAGAATTAACTTAGGATCCCCTAATGTAACCTGTGTCGTGGCTATATGCGAAGCTGCTCTATTGATCTCTACTTGGTACGGACGCATCTGCTTAATTGGAGAACGGTACCTTGCACTCGTAGGAATCTCATCATATCCAGCAAACACGATAGGCCATATGCCAAATGGCAATTCCATTTCTTTTATAACATGCCCCTGCACCGCTAAGAACAAATACCCCTTTGGAAATTCTTTACATGGACGGTAGTAATGCTCTCGAACTATTACGTGATTCTTTTCTGATGTGTAACTATTTTTGTTAGAATCAAAAATTAAAAATGATTCTTCAGATGAAGAGCGTAAATCTTCTATTACGTCCTCATCGTCTGTTAGATCTTTTATTTTATCTATGTGTATCAGTTTCCTGATTATAATATATGGAGAATCCTCTATATCCTGCACTTGAGGATCCCGAAGCAGATTCGGGGCGAGGATTCTTTCTATAACAAAATTTCCTGTCATTATTGTTTCAGTCTGTGGCTCACCTGTATCTACGGCTAGAACGATACCGCCCTGCTCATCCATGATCGGGGCGTAACCTTTGATATCGCCGAGCGAGTTGTCAAAGAAAATTTTGCACGCTGTTTCACCAAAGTTTACGAAATCGTGCGCGTGCTTTCTAAGTTTCGCTCTAATCTTTAAAGTCTTTTTATAAAACTCCCAAACGGATTTATTAAGTTCTGCGGTCTTCTGGTCCTGCACTTCCCCTGGGTTGTTTGGAACAATCGTAGTGTTCGGGGCGTGCGTAAGAATTACTCCCGCTATAGTATCTGTAATTTTTTTAACGTGATTTTTTGTAAGACGAAGTTTCTGTGCCTCATTGACACCTTTGACATCTCTTAGTCTCTCATGGAATTTTGAGCCTTGCTTTTGATAGTGCTCGCCTGCTACTAGAAGTAAATTAGATCTCATCTCCGCAAATAGAGCACTGTCAATCTGCTCTGCGTCTTTATAAATGCGGTCTAGTTCCGCTGCGTCTAATTTTTTTTCACTGGCCATGTTACTTCCTTGTTAGTTCGCCTGATGCAAGTAACCTTTCAAACTCCTCTGGATTCTCTATAGCTTTGAGTTCCAGTTCGCGCTCTTTGATTTCAAGTTCTGCATCCTCTAAATCTTCCTGCGACATCTTCCTTAATTCTGTATCAGTTGGTGGAGTAACTGCGAAAGTAGTTGGGTGGCCACCCATATACACTACTAAGAGTTTGCCATATCTTAGTTGCGCTACATTATTCTCCTTCCCACATTTTATAAGTTCTTGAATGTCAACGCAAGTTAATTTTTGCTTAACTGGTCTTCCGCCCTTATTTTTCTCCATTTTGTACCCCTGTCAATATAAATCGTTAAAAAAACTTATCTCGTCCTCAATCTCTTGTAAAGTGTCTTCTCTTGGCAGGAATGCCGCCCTTCTTAGCTCTATGTCACTCATTTCAGGTGCTTTTGCCTTCTCCACTTCTACCATAAATTCGTCAGTAATTGCAGCAAAGTCCCATGGAACTGCTATCGCTGCGTACCTACATACGTCGCAAAGGTCATCTTTTGCGTGTGTTTTCGATACGTTATGCGTTAATGTTGTCAATTCATTGACTAGTTTCCCCAACTCCAACTCATCTGGTATATTGAGCACGTCTAGCATCTTATTCTTAAAGAGCGTGTTCAGGATATCCTCGCCCTTATCATGCGACTTCTCCGCTTTCTGGAATGTCTCCCCTAGTCGACTCGAGTACGTGAAGAAGTCCTTCGCCTGCCAGTCATACACCTGCACAACTGGACGCATATTGCCTCTTAAAATCCTATATTTATCAAGAATGTCGGCGGAAGTTGTTAATATCCCGTCCATCCTGCACGCTTTGAACACCGCCCCATACTGCTTATCGGGGCGCACTGCTATAAACGCCATAGCCGCCGGGTGTCCGTCCCCACCGCCGCCTGGGTCCACTGCACTGTACACTTCCCAGTTCGCGGGGATCAGGTGCGTACCTGTTATTTTGTTCTTTAGCCTGAACTGCTCGGGGGATATATAGTTCACATCCCTATTAAAGCTTGGGTATATTAGCCCGCTGTCTACTACAAATCGCCCGTACACTCTTCTTTGGACCTCTGCAGGGGTTGAGCACTTATTCTTAACCCTCTGTATCTTAGCTTTGCTCCAGGCGGTCTTAGTGCCATCCTCGTACGTCAGGCAGTCATACATTGATATCTGTTTTTTAAATGCATCCTTGAACGCCTCGTCTAGGCATCCAACTCTTTCAATGGCTCGGTACCAGAGTTCTTGACCGATTGTAGCTGTGAACACTGCCATGAATAGCCCATCAACCGCCTCAAGTCGCAGCCATAACTCGTCAAATAGCTCAACGGGTAATTCCTCATCAACGAACAGCGCATGTACCGTTCCCGATTGTAGTTTGTTATAGCCACCAGTCCCCTGCGAGTAAGCTCGGAAATATACGGACACTCCACTGTTGAATTTGAGTTCATGTACGCTCCCGTGTTTGTACTCAACCTTCCAGCCCCACGTTGGGTGATCCTTGTAATCCCCCCTCGGTAGAAACTCCGTCACCCACTTCTTCTCGAATTCTATCGTCGATACCTCACGAGATGGGTACAGATACCAGAACTGCTGCGGGCGCGTCTGCCAGTACGTAGGCCATACGTCTGGGTTACCCGCCATCTCTATACACTTCCTTATCGCCGTACTA